TATCCATTTTCTGTGGTAGAAAATCTTGGGCTTGTATCACATTTCACGGCATTAAGCGGTTGGATACTATTAATTTTGTATTCTCTTCTATACTTTTCAGGTCTTTCTCCTGTTTCCATATAATAATTAAATACTTTTTGGATATTTTTACATCCGTTCTTATCACGATTGATACATCCCTTCCTATTATTTTCCATTTGATATGTTAGGATAGAATGTATTTTTCGTTCTTTTTGTTTTGGGTCTTTCTTAAATTTCAAGTATAAATTCTCATTTTTTCTAATAAAATGGGCGTTCTAAATGAGAAAAGGTGTAGAATATTTTAATCAGAATCAGAAGAATTACTTTCGGTTTTTTGAGTTTGTTTATTTTTTATCGTTCCATTTACTTTTTTGGGGGCAAGTGACTTTAATGTTGAAATCCTTTTGTCCATATTTTTTAAAGTGAAATGTTTTTTGGATTTAGTGTAAATTAACGCAGGTATTTCTTTTATTTCTCCGTTAACTTTATCATATATAACATCTTTCACTCTAGATATTTTTTTTTTGTCAATACAATCTTTTAAAAATGCTGTTAAAATAATACTCTCTTCTTCATCGAGACTATTTTTTTTACTGTATGATTCAACAAATTCTATTACCTTTTTTGTTTTAATCGTTTTATTTAATTTACACCATTGATCATTATTATTAGTATTTTTTTCACACTCTAAAAAAGTTTCTAGGTTAGATAAATCATTCGACGATTTTGTTTCTTTTAACATAGCCCCGTTTAATAACATTGTTTTATATTTTATATTTTTTAATTCTTGACATTCATTAGTATGAATGGCTAATTCCTCTTCCATTATATAATAATATAATAATTTAAGTTTAACTTAGTTTTTTTAAATATATATTTATTGAAGAGATTTTATATAGGTTTAAAAATTATATATTATAATAAAGTATGTCAGAAGAACCAAAAACAGTTAATATTACTGGAACGAATAATAAATATCAAATCAAAAAGTTAATTAATAATACTATAGAAAAAGATATTAAAAAACGGGTTCAAAGTGAAAAATGGAACTTTACAGAAGAACAGTTTGGTACAAAATATCAATTGCAAATGATAGTTAATATTTTAAATAATAATTTTAATTTTGTAGATGAAGTATCAAAAATAGCCATTCAAGAAATAAATAAAAAAATATATGGTTATAAACAACAAGATACTCTAAAAAAAAAATATAATAAAGAAAAATTCTTAACATACGAGTCAATTATAGAAAAAATGGTTGCTTGTGAATTAAAATGTAGATATTGTAAAAACAATATGAATGTAATTTATGACATTTCAAGAGAAATGAGGCAATGGTCTGTTGATAGAGTTGATAACGATTTGGGTCATAACATAGACAATTATCATTTGGCGTGTCTAGAGTGTAATTTAAAAAGGCGAAGAAGGAGTGATGACAAATTTCTTTTTACAAAACAACTGAATATTATAAAACAAGATAACTAGTTATCTTCTATAAAATAATAAATTATATAATAAATATGGAGAGAAAATGGACAACAGGACAACCTTACGAAAGGTCTAGAAGATTAAAACACGTTCAAGAACTCGAAAACAAAGAGTTCGGTAAAGAAATGGAAAATGCAGCTTATACTTCAGCATTAAATCACGACGAAAATACGTGGGATATATTAAACCAACAAATATCTGAATTTAAAGTTTCTAATAAGAGGGAAGAATTGGATAATAAAATTTCTGGTAGGGGTTTGGTACAACAAATAGGTTATAACCCTTTTTTAGGAGATTCTAGTTATGTAAATGATATATACATTAGAGACCAATTTTTAAAACCAATAAATACTACTCAAGGAAGTCACCGAAAAAATAAAACGAACAATGAATAATTTAATAAGGAATAATGTAATAATTTGTAAATATAAATTTAATTGTAAAGGATTTAAATACGTTTGAAAAATAATTATAATGAACATTAATACTGTTTATAGTACTCAAAACGAATTATTATTAAATAACTTAATTCAGTTTTATAAAAATGAACAGTATTTGAGCCGAATGCTAAAAATTATTACAGGAGAATCAAAGATATCACTGCGAATTGTTGATTGGTTTGCAACAAACTACGCAAAAAAAAATTACACTCTATATCCTATAACAGATTCAACTGGTAACACTATCCGGTTTAAGGTTTACTTTGATTATAAATTAAAATTAAAAGCATATAGTAAAAAAAGATTCGACCCTTTTTGTAGGTGGGATAGAATTACGGTTCCGTATAAAAATGGTACAAGTATTGAAACAACTATTGGACAGTTAAATTTTTTTAAATGGGCAATTGAAAATAAAGTGATTGAATATATTGAAGAAAATTATGATACAATAGAAAAAGATATGAATAACCGCAATAGCACCTCAAAAAGAAAAGATACCCTTATTGATAATTCAAAAACACGGAAAAAGAGAGAAGAATTGTCCATTTCTGCAACAAAAAGTATCAAAAAGGAAGAAGTTGAAATTGTTGTTCAATTTAATTGATTATATTTTAAAAATTTAACAAAAACATAATTTACAAGTGTAAAATATTTTAATTAGCATTATATTTAAAATATTTTAATTATTTAAAAATTATATTAGATATTTATCAATGGGTAATTCTCAATCAACACAAAAAATAAATTATGAAGATATGCAATATATAATTAATAATTCAGAAACATATTTTTTGATAAATACATTAAATGAAAATGAACAAGGTTGTTTATTACCTAATACAGTGAATATTTTAAAAGAAGTCGAAATCATTAATAATTTTATAAAAAATGGTAATAAACAAATTACAATAATAATTTATGGGCGTAATTGCAATGATGAAAAAATGTATACAAAATATAATCAATTAACATCTTTGGGGTTTTATAATATATATATTTATACAGGAGGGTTGTTTGAATGGTTGATGTTGCAGGATATATATGGGGAAAAAGATTTTCCTACAACAAAAAAAGAACTAGACATTTTAAAATACAAACCAAATAAGATAATAAATGTTAAACTACTAGAATACTAGCTATATTATATTATTTTTGTTTACAAAATTATTCGCTAATTCGTCAGCCCGTTTATTTAGATTTCTAAAAATATGTTGATAATAAATTTTTTCAAAATTTTGCTCTAATTCTTTCGCTTTTTCATAAAGAGGTTTCAAATTATCTGAACTGCATTTATACGTCCCGTTCATTTGATTAATAACTATTTGACTATCTCCCTGAACTAATAATGTGGTTATATTTAAGTCAATCGCTTTTTGTAATCCAAGTATTAGTCCAGAATATTCACTGTAATTATTTGTTACATTATTTCCTACAAATATACTAGTATTACATATTTCATCATATCCTTTATATATAACTGCACCTGCACCTCCTAACCCTGGGTTACCTTTACTACAACCATCGAAATTTAGTCTATATTCAAATTCGGGGTAAATTTTTGCATATTGTATATTTTGTATGGGTTTTACGGAGGGTATGTATTTAAAATCTATTTTTCGAGGTTTCATTTTATCTATTAGTTTTGGTAACATAATTCATAACAATATTTTATATTTATATCATAATACAACTAAATAAATGACTCTAAATGTTTGACATCTTTTTCTGTTTTTTTGTGTAATTTTAATGATTCTTTTTTTGAAAAATCAGTAACAAACAATTTATCTTTTCTCATTGTAAAAACTCTATTATTAAAGAGATCAATCGCTTCTTCTAGAGCTGTTGTATAATCTATATTGCTGCGATACATACGATATATTATACATCGATGAATATCATAAGATGCTAATAGATCCGCCTCTCTTACAATATGATATGCTAGCTGGTACTCACCTAGTTCTGGATACCCATTGGCTTTAACTTTGGAGTATGACATTGTTTCTATTATTTTTCCACATATAGATAAATCAGAAGGCTTCATATAGTCGGATAAATAATTTGTATACCTTAAAATGCCTTGTTTCTCATCCATATATTTTTTGTCACACATATCGTGACCTATTGCGGACATATATATTATTTCTCTCTGATTCTCTAAATATGGTTTTGTTTTCAATTCAGATTCGTATATTTTTTTTGCGTAATCAAAAACTTCTATACTATGTTTTAATGCGTGGGATTCATCAATTTTATATACACTACTAGTTTCCATAACATATTTAAATCCTATATTTATTAAATTAAACAGGGATAATGCATTTTGTAATAATTTCATTATTATATTCAGTGTTTATAAAAATTAAATCCAAACTTAATGAAACGGTAAAAATGTCTTCTCTGAATAAGTGGCTTTAATAGTTTTTCTTTTCTTTTGTCTTTTACTACGCTTATTGGTTTTCATTTTCTTACCGCCCTTTTTTGGTACTTTTATATTAAATTCAGAAACACCTTTTATCATTGGATACCTATATTTTAGTGGTTTTTCAGGGGGGTCTTTTTTGATTTTAGATGGAAGTAAGGAAATACCACGTAATATCATTTCATATAATCCTGGAATTTTTTGTTCGTCTAAATAAGGTGAGTATAACTCCGTAAATTTATCCCTTCTATTGTTTCTAACTATATTTCTTACAAAAGATGCACTCATAGCATTAACAGGAACTGTTGACATTTCTAATTTATCTAATTGTTCTGGGTAATATGATTTTTGTTTATATTCGCTCATTTCTTCTCTAGGTAAAACAATCCCGTCAATAGAGTATATATTATCCCATTTAAAAAAATAATCGGTTATAGAGTCTAGCATACTTTTTCTATCATCGCCAATAATTAAAACCAAGTTTACTTGCGGTATATGTTTTTTGAAAGCAATAATAGGGACAATTGGTGTAAATGGCGTGGCGCCCTTTTGGTCTGGTACACATATAGTAAAAATTTGTATATTTTGAATTCTGTCTTTCGTTCCTGGGTCAGGTGTTTGATGTATCATAATTTGTTTTAGTGTATTAATCATTGTTTTTGATATATCGGTTACGTCACCTAAAACAGCTATTTTTTCAGGACAAGAAATAGGGTTTTCATTATCATCATTGGTTTTTGATAGAATAATAAATACTTCATTTACGTTTTTAGTTATAGCTTCTTCAATTAAACGACTTATTAGGTATAAATGTCCTGGAGTGGGAGGATTCATTCTGGCTAAAGTAAAAATAATTGTATTTTCATTTGTATAATTTATACTCATCTAAAATATATATTTATTTTTATAAATTTATTATACAAAATTTAATTGTGTATAAACAATTCGATTTGAGTAATCCATTCTTCTAATTGTGTTTTGTTTTCGTAAATATCAGTGTTACCATTTAACACTAATTGATCATTACAAACGCAATTCATACTTGTTTTGTCTAACATTTCATTGTGATAAATACCACAATTTTGTAAATAATCCAAAGGAATATTAGACTCGCCATTTCTAGAACGCATTGCAATCCTAGAATGACATATCTCCGCATCAGTTTTCACATAAATAACCTTATGGACAGGAAATTCTTCTGAAAAGGTATCAAACCAACTCAGATAAATTTGATAATTTACATACTCTATTTTTTTACTATCAAATAGCATCTTTGCAAAAACCATTTTATCTGTATATAAACTTCTCTCAGTTATAATTATTGTCTTGGGTCCTTCTTTTGTTGAAATATTTTTTAACGTATCACGTAATAATTTTAACCTAGATACATAAGCCATCATTTGAAAAGGGAACGAATATTTGTCTTGGTCTCTGTAAAATTTTTCTAAAATAGTTACGCCATTTTCATCCTTAATTTTTTCCCATTCATCAACAGGTTCTTTTAAGAATACCACATTCATATTCTCATTATAAATTTTACGCAAATTTTCTAATAAAGTAGATTTACCAGAACCGATATTTCCTTCAATAGAAACAATAATAATGTTATTCAAATGGTTCATTGTAGTTTTGTTATATTAGTATATTATTCATTTTTTATATTATTTCATTTCAATTTAAAAAAAAAATGAATAAGAAATTAAATTATATAAATATTACATATATATTACTACCAAAATGGATTTAAAACAAAGAAAGCTTAATCGTTCAGAATGGAATGCTATAGAGATCTCTGTTTCAGAGTCAGAGAAAAGTGTATTAAATATGATTACCAAAGGTTATTTTGATGTTAATATTAGGGTAAATAATAATAATTCTATCTTTACGTTTTTAAAGATAGAATATTCAGAAAAAATGGAAGATTATTTATATAATAAATATTTGAGTCCACGTACTAGTGAGATCGAGAAAGATCTAAGGTCGATACTTCCAAATTATAAAAAAATGAAGATTGAAGGAGACACAAAGTTAAATTCTTCTGATAAAGTTAGGTTAGAGAGATTCGACGAAAACTCCTTGAAGAAAAATGACATTTACGAGTTTCTCTTGTTGACACACATGGAACAAATAATTCTTCATAAAAAAAAGGCAAACACAAAATTATTTCATTTTCATTATTATACATTGTATAAATTAATTAGAAACAATATTATCAAGTTGAACCGTCACATTCAGTCGCTAACAAATATTGTATTGAATGCATTCGTTGATAATATCAGCCAGCTAACTATTATTGAAAATGGCGTTGAATTCATTGAGAAAAACGAGTGTCTCTTAAAATATGCAGATTTAAGTTTATATCAACACCAGAAAGAAATATTTACTGCGTGCAAATCGCCAAACCCAAAGATTGTCTTGTATATGGCACCTACTGGTACAGGGAAAACATTAACACCTATTGCGTTGTCTGAAAGTAAAAAGATAATATTTCTATGTGCAGCAAGACACGTAGGAGTTGCTTTAGCCAGAGCAGCTATTTCAGTTAAAAAGAAGATTGCGTTTGCGTTTGGTTGTTCGAGTGCTGCTGATATTCGATTGCATTATTTTGCTGCTAAAGAATATAGCACAAATAAAAGAACTGGCGGCATAGGCAAAGTAGACAATAGTGTTGGAGAGAAGGTAGAAATAATGATATGTGATATAAAGTCTTATTTGCCTGCAATGTATTATATGCTTGCCTTCTTTAAGGCCGAAGATATTATAATGTATTGGGATGAACCAACTATAACATTGGATTATGACGACCACGAGTTTCACTCAACTATTCGAAAGAATTGGAAGAAAAATTGCATTCCAAATGTGGTTTTATCTTCTGCAACGTTACCGAAACAAAATGAACTTACAGAAACTATACCCGATTTCTTTAGTAAGTTTCCTGGGGCTGAAATATATAATATTATTAGTCACGATTGCAAAAAGTCTATTCCAATCATTAATAAAGACGGTCTTGTTGTCCTACCCCATTACTTGCACAGTGATTATACAAATATATTGAGTGTAGCAAGTCATTGCAACAATTATTTAACGCTTTTAAGGTATTTTGATCTAAAAGAAGTAATTGACTTTATAATTTACGTGAATTCAAACCAATATGGTAACTCAAAGACTTTATTGGAGAGACATTTTGATTCATTAGATGAGATTAATATGACAAATATCAAAATATATTATCTTCATCTTTTACAAAATATTATTGCGAATAAATGGGAAGAAATATACAAACATTTCGAGAGAATTCGTCAACCCAGAATATTAGAAAATTCTGGTGTAGATGTAAAGGGAAATAAAATTACAAAGGTAAGAAGCATAGGTCCAGGTGTATTACAAACAAATAATAGCGGTAATCTTTCTGGAGCGCCTTTAAAAAGACTTGCAAGTGAACAAGTGCAAATGGTTCCTTTACCTCAAAAACTCTCAGGAACATCAGGCGTTTATGTTACAACTAAAGATGCATATACGCTCACGGACGGGCCCACCATATTTATTTCAAATGATGTTGAAAAGATTGCCAAGTTTTGTATTCAACAAGCCAATATTCCTTCTGTTGTAATGGAAGAAATAATGAAGAAGATTGACTATAATAATGTCATTAATGAAAAATTATATGAATTAGAATCGGAAATTGATATTATTCAGGATAAAAAGATGAAAAGTGATGTATCTGCATTTCACGGTGGTCAAAAAATAAATGGTAGAAACAAATCAAAGAAGGATTCGAAAACAAGTAAAGATCTTTCACCAGAACTAGAGAATAAAGGCGAAATACCAAAGCTGGTTCAAAAGATTAATTCGTTACGAGCAATGATCCGGACAGCAAATCTGAACGATACTTTTGTCCCAAATCGTAAAATGCATATAGATAAATGGGCACAGGGGGTTGAAACTCATAATGGGTTTACTAGTAATGTAGATGAAGAAATCGTTTCTGATATAATGGCACTGAATGGAATTGATAATATGTGGAAAATTTTGTTGATGATGGGAATTGGAGTATTTATTAATCACGAAAATATTACTTACACTGAAATTATGAAAAAACTGGCCGACGAACAAAAACTGTATATGATTATTGCTACAAGCGACTACATTTATGGTACAAATTATCAATTTTGCCACGGATTCTTGAGTAAAGACCTTAATTTAACACAAGAAAAAATCATTCAGGCAATGGGGAGAATTGGTAGAAATAATATTCAACAAACGTATACGGTTCGTTTTCGAGATGATGACCAAATTTTAAAATTATTTACGGCTGAGACAGAAAAACCAGAAATTATCAATATGAATCGTCTCTTTAATACTCGTAAGGTTGTTTGGAAAGACAATGAGTATATAGAGCAAGAAGATGATATAGAAAGTGACGGCGGTCTAGATAAAAGTTCAGATGATAGTGAAGACGATGATGCCAATGAAGACCAAGAACTATAAAATATATAATGTACAGTATTACAGCTATTCAATAGAAATCGCAGTGAAAGTATTTAATTTTTGAAATAAATATAAAAGATAATCTTATATTTATTTTTTATTCTATCAATGTGTATGTAGTTTACTCCCAATTTCTTTGAAATAAAACCCATTATACGCTATATTTTTTTCTAATGATTTAGCAAGTGTTTTATCACTCATATTTAGTTTCTTAATACAGTCATATTTGCAAGAAAATTCACGAACTAAATTGTTTTGCAAATCATATTGTCCTACACCATTTTTGTATAAAAGCGGTTCTCCATTTTTCTCTTCAAAATTCTCTCTTAATGTTACATCACAGTCATTATATAATTTGTAATAATACCCATTTGTTATTGTATAATTTTTTACGGGGGTGTCTAACGCTGAACTGGATTCGTATCCGTTAAAATGCGCAGCGGTTTTTCTATCTAAATATACATTTACTATTTCTGTTTGTTCATTATTTATTTTAGAAACGTAACCTAAATTTTGAGTTTTTGTTTGTTTGGTTGGAGTGATATTATAAACAATATTTGGGTCTAAATTTCTATCGACTAACATCCATCTATAACCATAATAAGCGATATTTTCTACAACTGCCTTATTTATACTTGGACGCTTAAATTTTGGGTCTTCCTTCATTAATTCAGAAACACTTTCATAAACTTTTACGATTTCTAATGTTTCAGGATCAATTTTTTGTAATCTTGGTCCCACATTTATTAAAGGTTCACTAAACCCTGTTGTCAGTTTTACTTTTTGCGTATTAACAATATTAATTAGTTCTTGATTTGATTTCTCAAGAGTATCTATTTTGCATGATAAATTTTTTACTGTCTTGATTAAATCTTGTAATAACAAATTATCATTGTTTGTATTTTTCATTTCCAACATTAATTTTAACTGTTCATTTTCTAACTGTAATTTATTTGTGTCATTTCCGTTAAAATATTTTATATTATTATTTATGATATTTAATAATATTTGATAAGAGAGATTTTTTCCAATCAAAAATAACTCCAATTCAGATTCGTGTCCTTTAAGATTAATTACTTTACTTTGTCGGATACTTTCGTGGTTATGAACAAATGATTCAAAATCTTTACTATTTTGAACACTGAAACAATCTAATAACAAACATTCTTCATAATTATTTTTATGCTCGTTGTATCTATTTTTAATTCCTTTCCTACTCTCTCCTATTTTAATTATATATTGCTTATTTTCATAAGTTTTAACTTTTATAATATAAATAATTGGGCCAATTGTTGCGTATTCTTTCAATAATATTTTCTCTCTTTCTAGCACCTTTTGTTTTTCTAATTTTTGTTCATATTCTATTTTCTTCTTGTCTTCTAATAGTTGCATTTCTGTTTTTTGTTGTTCTAATTGTAACTTGAGTTCATTACTTTCTTCTATTAAAACCTCTTGTAGAATTTCTTCTAATTTGATAAAATATTCGTGTATTTCATTTGCCTTTTTTGTCTCTGCTTTCAAACAGATTTTTTTAAATGTGTTAATATTTAACATAATTATTTCTTTGTTATGGCCACCTCTAATATTTGTATTTTTTTGCTCACCCGGTAGGGAAAGCAATATCTTATAGTCTTTATTAATGAAAAAATTTTTATTTAATAATTCTTTAGCTTTGTGTTTAGAACTAAATTCTAGCCATTTCCATACGTTATCCAAGTCAATAACAAAATCGTTCTTATAATCATACTTTACACCCTTGAAGATTTAAAATGGGACAAATCTCACTAAAAATCAAAAAGGTTTGCCCTTCGCAGAGCGTGTAAATTTTGGTTTTGGTAATTCGTCTAAACTACCTGATGATTTATTGCTTCTAGATAAATAATTTGGTCTTTCTTTATTATTTATTGCGTTATAAGCAATCTTGTATATATTTGTTGCTCCATTAACATCTCTATTCCAATAACCGCATCCGTTCTTACAACAAATCAGTCCGTGGATTAAGACATTACCGCTTTTATATGGTTTTGGATTTTCTCTAACCATCGTTTTTTTACAAATACCTATTTCACATTTGGAACACCTGCAAGAAGTTCTAAATTCATCAACCAAAAAAGTTTGAAATCCTGCTTTTCTAAACAAAGTTCTCATTCCTTTTCCTTTGGTTGCTTCTTTGTATTTCATTTGTTTTTTCTGTTCGTAATCTCCAAAACAAACTATTATATCTTTTTCATTACCAAATATGCGTTTGAAATTATTTAACATTTTCTGTTCGCTTTTCTTTGTATTTCTATAACTTTGTAAGCGTAATTTTCTAAAAATGTATTTTTCATAAAATGTAAATAACATAGAGTTTATTTCACTCTTATTTTGGATATATTGTTTGAATTTTGTGATGTTAAGTGATTTTCTGTTTAATTTTGATAATTCAGTTTCCCATTCTATAATTGTTTTTCCCTGTATTTTTTCCTTTTTCAATCCCAATTGAATTTTTGAATACTTCTTTTTCTTTGTTTCTTTTCTTCGTTGGTCTTGTGAATATCTAAACTTATTTGCATCCTTATTATCATTATCTACACAATATATTAAATCACATTTTCCAGGGTCTATTGCTACAATCTTTTTGTTTTGTAAATTAGAATAATCATTTAGTTCATCAATATAGGTTTCAATTGATAAACCCTTTTTCATCATCGGTAATTTTTTACCAACTAAATCTTTACGCAATAATAATAAAGAACAACTTACACCATCTGTTTCTATCATATGATGAAAACTATAATATTTTTTTTTGAAAAACTTGCGTTCAGTTCTAAAAAAAAACTCCCATATTTTATCTTCCTTGCGT